GTTTTGCTTGTATACTTGTTTAACACAAGTACATAACCAATCTCAACTAAATGATAGATTGGATACGGCTATCTCTCCAAGATAGTCGGCAGCATTGCCGAACGAAGAGGCAGTGTTGGTCAATTCTATGTAACCATACCTCGTCATGAAGCTGACCACTGGCTCAAATGTTGTTGGATCAAGAACAACACCAGAACTCATCAAGGGGATATAGGGGCAATAGAATGCAGGAGCATCAGCCTCACTAGAGCCTTTGTAGCCAACTAGTACAGGTGTTGTGTCAGCAGCGTAGCTGTCAACAAACACACGCATAGCGCCATTCAATGTGCCAACAAACTTGGTGTTTGTGGGGGCTTCGAATGTGCCTTCTGTTGTGCGAGCAAAAGCAGAAGTTGTAGCACTTTGTAGTACTGTTAGAGCAGCACTGGAAACCACAGCCCAGTTACCGGCGCCACGACGTGTACGTTGGGCGATCAGGTTAGCAACACGGTTGATTAGAACAGCTAGAGCAGCGTGTTCGTCACCAACGAATGTGGCTGTACCGGATACGGTAGCTTGGTTGTAGGTGTACTCAGTGGCAGCTAGAGTGCGCAGGCTCAAGAGGATCTCTTGATCAATCTCAGCTGTGATCTCTTGTGCTAGAGCAGCCATGATCTCAGCCTCAACGTCAATACCGTGCATGGCTTGAGCGTCTTGAGCTGATTCAAATGTCCAACGAGCTTGTAGCTTACGTGTTTTGGCTTCAACAGCCTGTTTCAGAATCTGAATACTGATCTGCTTACCGCCTGTACCTTCCATTACTGCTGTGTTACCGCCGGTGTAGGCAGTAGCAGTAGCAGTGTTCTGGGGAACAGTAGAATAAGCCTGAGCAATGGTAAATGGGCTCAATGCTTCTTGACCGGCTGTTACACTGGTCTGAGCAGCTGAGTTGTCAGTCAAGCTCTGAGCGTAGCGTACACGCAGAGTGTGGATTTGACCAACGGGGCCTGTCATGGGCTGAACGCCAACCAACTCGTTAGCGATAACGGTGGGCATAACCCGGCGAATCACTGGAAGAATCACGCGGTTAAGTGTGGCGATGTTGCCGCTGGCAGTTGAACCAGAACTTGCGTTCTCTTTCAAATACCGACGAGTGTTTTCAAGGATAACACTCATTGAGTTGCGCTTGGTACCACTTAGGCCTTCCATAAGGGCTTCTTTGGTTTCGTCCCAGCGACTTTCAAGTAGTTCTTGTGACATTTAAGTCTCCTTTTTGTTTCTGTTTAAATCCCTGCCAGGCGTTTGAGTTCGAACACATTGCTCTTGCCTTGTGTATCTTCATCCTGGACGCGGGCGGCAGTTTTATCGCCAGTGACTTCGGTTTTCGACTCTGCAATTACTTTAGAGGCTTTTGCAGTGCGATTTTCTAGTACAGCTGGTAGATACTTTTCAAAAGCGTTTTTCAAACGTGGTGTTTGTACGCTTTCAAGTAAATTACGCATGATTTCTTGTTTTTCCTGATTTAAGGGACGTAACAGTTCGCCAAGAGTGTTTTCACGCTCATTGGACTCACGAATCATACGCAACTCACGTTCTTTACTTTCAACTAGTGTTTTAGCACGAGTTGACAGTTTGATGGCTTCGTCAAGTTTGCGATCTTTTGCAGCAATAACGTCATGCAATTTACGAACTTCGGCTTTCTCATTGAGATGAGTAGCACCAAATTCTGCAGCGTAAGCTTCAAAAATGCGACGACCAAAATTGTTCTCACGAGCAACTTTAATGTCTTCTTGTAGTTGACTAAGTTCAGCCTTCAAATGCTTGCTAACAGCCTGGGTCATCTTGGCAGCACTTTCTTTGACAAAACGTGCTTTGAGACTTTCCAGTTTTCCACGAGCTTCGGCGACCAACTTGACTTTGGTGTTAACCAAGTCTTGTTTGTCTTCGGCAAATTCACGAATCTCGCGTGCAAGAGCGTGTACAACAAATCCTTCGAGCTTTTCGAGGCCTTCATTGTGTGTCTTGCGATCCCGGCGCAGTTCGCCTAGTTCCTCAGCTAACTTGGTGACCAAAAAGTTGTTAAACTTTGTGGCCGACTCGGTCATCTTTTGCTGGAACCGGACGCGGTCTTCAGCCAGCTGTGCTTTTTCAGCAGCAACCGATTGAATCTCTGCGCTAAGACCTTCTGTTACCATTCGATCAAGGGCTTCCACCATCACTTGTTTGTCATGTTCATAGCGTTGTGCAAACTCTTCACGTAGTTCTACACGGGCTTGCTCACGAGCTTCATTCAACTTGGTTTCCCAAGCTTCATTGATCTCTCGACGAGTTTCCTCGTTGATCAAGTCGCTATCTAGTAATGGTTTGATTGCGTCTAGCATCAATTTCTCCTTAGATCTTGAGATCTTTGATGAGCTTGACAACTTCGCCCTTCAAATATCTCTGTACCTTGTTGTCCTGCCCGGCTTCTCTAGCCACTTCAAGCAGTCTATGTCCGTACTTCATGTTCATGAGTCCTTCATAGATAGCTGTTGGGTAAGCATTGGGTGCGCTGGGTTGGGCAACTACATCAACAGTGACTATTTCAAAGTCACTGACGTGTCCTGTTCTGTCGTCGACGTTTCCTGATCCACGACTGGAAACACCAAGTTTTACATCACTGTCCAATAGAGTTTTAACCAACTGTCCCATTGGAGTGGGCAATATCTTGAGTTTACCGTATCCGGTTGAACCTTCGTACCACATTTTGTCAATCATGTGGCTCACGCGATCCAGGTTAATTTTTAAATCATCTGGATGGTCAACTTCGCCTAATACACTATGGCCTTCGGCAATCTGTGCATTGATAGTGTCAACAGCACGACGTATTTCGTGGCCAGGGTAAATGCGCTCATTGGCATTGCGTTTGTCACCTTCAATGAAGATGCCCTGCAGACCATAGAGCCGTTTACCAGAACCATCCACAGCATCCTCAAGCACCAATTGACACTGGGCTTGAGTGAAGCTGAGATGTTCCTTTAGATACTGAG